GTTGGTCATAAGAATTTTTTTGCCAAAGTATATTTATCTTTGTTGGATGTAGTGGAATTTTTTCAGGTACAGAAGTTGTAATCTGTACTTGATCTAATAATTTTTTATCGACGTATTTTTCTAAATAATCAAATTGTAACTCTGTTCCGCCTTTAGGCATTTTATTTCTCAATAACATAACTTATACTTATCCTCCAATATGGTATTTTTTTAATTTCTTGAGATCTATGTAATTTATCAGCATCAAATAATACAAAATCACCAGGTTTATATTTAATAACTTCACCTTCTATATTTAATTCGCCTCCCCATTCTTCTGCCCATTGAGGCGTTAAAAATCCAATAATACTGTAACTCCCTACTTCATGTGATGCCTTATCTATATGAAATTCTGTATAATGATTTTCGTTTTGAGCATTTAAAGCTATTCTATTTACTTTTCTGACTAATGAAAAATTATGTTGTTCCTTTAATTTTTGATTTATTCTATCAAATAAACAATTAAAATATCCTAGCCAATATGGACTGTTACCAACTACTTCACCATGTTCCATTAAGCAAACACCTGGAAAAGTTCCACCTGGTTTTCCTTCAGAAGAACTTCTTGCTAAATTCCAAACATGCTGCCTTATCAAAGCACTGTATAACTCAAAATTGTCTTCTAAGGTTAAAACATTATTTATTATCTTTATCATTTTTCATTACTTTCTGGAATACATCCAAACCTTTCGGTGATACCTGTACTGTAACATCTGTTACAATATCAGGTCCCTCTACTTTCTCTTTAAACGTTTCACCTGTTCTTGTATTTCTATAAGTTGTTATAGTCGTACAATCTATTTTATGTATGTTATCCGTTTTCATTCTCTCTGTTTATAAGTGCGTAACTAACAAATCCTGTTATTTCATTTGCTGTATCTGCTTGCATCTTTATAACATCTCCTGCTTCTAAATTCAAGGTGTTTACAATCATATTTGCCATACCTTTATTAAGCTGTGCATGCCCTACTTCTACGTCACTACCTCCAGATTTTTTTAAATATAAATCAGCATCCACATTTGATGCATCCTGATGACTAGCTTGCACTGTTTTTACAATTGCTACAGCTGATGTAGATATAGTTAGAACTGTAGTTAAGTTAGTAGTAGTTAAATCAAATACTGCACTTTTATATTGTATAGTCATGATAAAAAGTAATTAAACGTATCTAGTTCGTTTTTCAAGTCTTGTTGAAAAGAAAAATTAAGTTGTTGTTTCATTGTATTTAAAGACTCCATAATCTGTCTTTGGTTATCTACATCATAATCTTCTTTTGGTTCAGGTATGTAATTAGTTATTTTGGCCATTATCTACCACCATAGTTTCTTTCGTTAGCTGTACCTTTGCCAGAAACTCCACCTGATTTTCTTTCAAATGCCATTCCTCTACCACTAAACGTAGATTTACCTATGTTCGATAAACTTTCTCCTCTATTAGATCTATCTTGTATTTCTGCTCGTTGTAAGTTTCTTAACTCTGCTAATTTTGCTCTACTCGCATCTGTTTGTGGTGCTTTTCTTCCTACTATATTTTCTATTCTTTTTTGCATAGCTCTTGCTAAACCATAATTAGTTGGTTTACCGAATTTACCGCCTGTAATCCTATTTAAAAAACCACCGGATATAGGGTTATAGCCTTTCATAATACCTGAGGCTATTGAACCAGTGCTTGTTAGTCCTTCTGGGCTATAAAAATTTCTTATACCTGTTGCTCTAGGATCTTGTTTAAAACTACTACCTATGTTTTTTGCAAAACCATATCCTGGTATAGCTAAGCTCAGTATTAAATCCATAACACCACCTGACTTTTTCTCACCTGTTAATGAATCTACTTGTTCAACATCTTCTTCACTAGCAACACCATAAGAAGGTGTTACACCTCCAAGGTCACTTAAAGCAGGTGACATATTACTTGGAAAAATAGTTTGAGTTCCACTGTCATAACGAGGCTGACCCATAGAACCTATTTCAAGTCCTTTTCCTAAATAGTTTTGATTAGGTCCAACACCTATAGATCCTGTCATTGGTCCATCACCTAAATAATTTAAGTTAGGCCCTATTCCTAAAGACTCTAAACCTCGCATACCTTTTCCTAGATAGTTTTGATTTGGTCCGAATTGTCCTATTTGAAAACCTGTATCTGAAGGCAGGTAACTACTTTGTAATAAATAATTTAATTGATCTTCGTCCATTATCTTCTTCCGTCCGGTTGTGCATCTAATCTAAGTGTGCCATATCTCCATGACTCACCTACTGCTGTGTTGGCTATTTGTACAGAAACTAATCTGCCTCTAGCTCTTGTATCTACTTTATCAGTAGAAGTAGTTATTGTAAAGGGCCCAAGTGGTGAGCTGACAGCGACATCATCTGGGTAGCTACTTACAAATAAAGTTACTTGAGCATTACCTGTTTGGTATTTAAAGTCAGGTATAAATCTTCTAACAGACATAAAGTATTCTCCATCACCTCTGTAATCTGCAACTCCTGTTGACTGACCCAAGGCGCTTTTACGTGAGGTAATGTCCCAATCTCCAGACCTAATAAATGCATCAATAGAAGTTGTGCCTGAGCTGTTGACTTGATCAGTGCCTGTTTCATGAGCATAGTATATGCTAGCTCCATATAAATTTGTAATACCTAATATATCTGGAAATACAGGTGTGGCCGTGTCAGTATATTCTGTTGCGTAAGGAACATTAAACACACCTTGATCTATGTATGTAGTTCTAGCTAATGATGAAGTTGTCCAAACATTTTCTTTATAATTATAAGTTACACATCTATTAATTTGATCTGACCCTGATTTAGGATAGAACCAATTTATTTCTGTGTATAAAGAATTAGGTGAAGAGTACACAACATCTCTTGAGTCTAAGTTAATACCTAAGTTATCTCCGTCTGTGCTAAATACAAAATCTTCTACAAGGGATGGCAATGTTTTAACTGTACCATCATATACAAAAAATCCACCTTCGGCTGACATCCACCATACAGCACCGTTTGCATAAGACATAGCGTGTTGACCAATACATCCACAGTTAGTACCAACTTGTCTAACAGAAAAAGTAAATGGCGGACCTACAAATTGAATTACATAAGCTGCAAGATCAGTTGCTACAAAGATATAATCTTTACCTTGTATAGCTCCTCTAATTTGATTACCAGTATCTAATCTAAAAGTACCTGCTGTGTTAGTTGCTGTAGGTGCATATGTATTTAAATCTTCTTGGTTTGAAAATCTTACAAACATAGGGTCTTGTGTTGTAGGATCACCTATAGTTGTTTCTGTACCTAAATGAAATAAGTGTCTATCTCTATCTGATACAATAGAAATTCTTGTAGCCGTTGGATTGTTTGTTGTGTTAAAATTAGTTGTTGACTGTGAAGCTCTTATACCTCTAGGTGTTGTAGCTCCAGCGTTCCAAGTAAAAGTTTTACCATTAAATATAGTTGCAACAAGAACTTCACCAAAGTTATCAAGGCTCCAGTTGCCCGGATCCAGAATCACGTTACTTATTGTTCGTTCCGTTCCCCAAGTTTCATCTCCCCATGAAGAAGTTCCCCAACCATAACCTGCAGTTTGAAATGTTGGTCCTACTTCAACATAAGGATTAACAGTTGCTGCACCTGCTGCAGTCATACCGGTTCCTCCTTCAGCACGTGAAGCTTGTATTGTAAACTTGTCTACATCAGGGACAGTTAATATTTCATATGATTGTTGTAATTCAGTTGGTGTGTAATCTGAATCACCTGTAACAGTCACACCAGATAATGTCACATATCTTCCTTTAGCTAAACCATGAGATCCTTTATTGACTGTTACAATATTTGAACCATTAACTGTTGTTAATGTGCATCCTGTAATGGCTGTATCTAAAGGTGTGATATCAAAAAAATCATTACCATAATATAAAAACAAACCTTGTGATGTTCCTATAGCTGTATATTTTTCACCAGCAAAAGAAGTAAAAGCATGTTGTCTTCTAGCAGCTCCTGGTAATGTCTTAGAAGCAATTGTTAATTGATTCCAACCACCTATCTTTTCAGGTAATCCATATCTGAATCTAACAAAATCACCATCTGTCCATTGCCCCTCGGCACCAGATTCTGTATCTTGTTTATTAAAACCAGGCTTGAAATTTAATTTTTGCAGCATATAGTACCTTATATATTAAAAATATAGAGAATGAAAGATACAATATAATGTCCTTTGACCATAAAATAACAGATTTAAAGTATCGAATTAATGGATTAGTTCCTAAAAAACTTTGTCAAAAATTAATAGAAACCTTTGAAAAATACTCTGAATTATCAGGTCCAGAACAAAGTTATAAATATAAAGATAAAAAAATTAAGTTAGACAATTTTAACTGTCTAAATTTATCACGAATTACTAATCCCAATAAAGATATAAAAGAAGCTTTAAATATATCTGAAATGTATTTATCAATAATGATAACTAATTATGTTTTACATATTCAAAAAAATATATGTCCTACTTTTGATAATGCTTCTATTAGCAAAACGGATAATATTCGTATTATGAGATACAAAAAAGGAGAATGTATTGAAGATCATACTGATGTAGGAGGAAATATAAGAGCTTCTTGTACTTTAAATTTAAATGAAGATTATGAAGGAGGAGAGTTTAGATTCTTTAATGGTCAAGTAAAAGAGTGTTTTAAAACTGGAGATAGTATGTTGTTCCCTGCAGAATTAATTTGGATTCATGGAACTGAGCCTGTAACAAAAGGTGTTAGATATTCAATAAATTGTTTTTTAGGGTCATGAAATTAGTATATTCAATACCAGATAAACTATATTATATAGAAAATTTTTTAAATTATTCTTCATATAAAAAATTACATTATGATGTATTTAAAAGTAATTTAGTATCATTAGAATCCACAAAAAATAAATGGCATAAAGATTTAAAATATGGTTATACAAATTTTGTTGATAGCACTAAGTTAGATGTTAATTATCCGCCCCTTCAAAAAATAAAAATACTATTGGAAAACAATTTGTTTCATAAATTAAAAATTAAAAATTATATACCGTTAATTCATTCTATGAAAAATGGTTCTGGTATTAATTGGCATGATGACAGTGGACATTTATATGGTATAACATATTATATTAACAGAAGATGGAATCCTATGTTTGGAGGCGAATTTTTATTTACAGATAAAAAATCTAATGGTTTTATACCTTTAATGGGTAATTCATTGGTTATTGTAAAAGCTCCTTTACAACATAAAGTAACACCGGTTACCGGTTCAATAATTCCTAGAAAAACAATTCAAATATTTATACATAAAGAAAAGGAAAAAAATGAAACAAAAAACAGTTAGTATAAATAATTTTATAGGTGTTTATGATAATTACATTACTGAACAAGAATGTAATAAAACTATTAAATTATATGAAGATCAAAACAAATTTGAAAAAACTATAAGTAGACTTAATTCTGAAGGAGTATCTATTTTAAGCAAACAAGATAAACAATTTTTTGCGGGACCAAACAACTTAGATATCTGGTGGGAGCAATTAAAACCCATAATGGTTAATTTTGATATAGCCTGGAGTCATTACTGTGAAACCACAGGAGCAAATGATGCTTATGATGATAAGTTTCATTTCACAGATTTAAAGATTCAAAAAACATTACCTACAGAAGGCTATCACGTTTGGCATATTGAACATAATAAAGGATCTCCTAATGAAAAAAGAGCCTTTGTTTTTTCTATATATTTAAATGATGTTGAAGAAGGAGGTGAAACAGAATTCTTGCATTTTTCAAAAAGAGTTAAACCTAAAAAAGGTAGAATAGTTATTTGGCCAGCAGGCTTTCCATATTTACACAGAGGTAATCCACCTTTGTCTGGTGAAAAATATATTTTAACTTCTTGGCTGTTATTAAGACCGTAATAAAAATAATTTTTTAAATTATGAAGAGTAAGAAGTAGGTCTTGCACCTACTCTAGTAATTTTTTCAGCTTCAGTTTCGCCTTCGACATTATCAGCATCCCACTCACCTTGTAAGTGAGCTAAGTGAACAGCGTCCCATTTAGTGACAAATTGTTGAATATCTATTCCTTCGTCAGCTAAAGAGCAGTGAGGTGTTTCATCTCTGTGTTCTACTTCATCAGAAAGGTTAGAAGTACCTGATTGAATGGCCCAAATATTTGAAAAAGAACCATTTGACCAAAAAGTGTCATCATTAATTACGTATCCAACGCCTTCATTAGCACCTTCTGCATAATTTTTAATTACTTTTTTGTCTTCAAATACTATTGTCCAATTTGCGTTTGTTGCCATAATTTCTCCTAAGTTTTAATTATGTAAATTACTGTTAAATAAGGTTGAAGAACAGAAGTTGCACTTCCTGTATATGAACTTGATGCATTACCAGAACCAGAAAAGTTAGCACTCATGTTGTGAGAGTGTCCACTCCCTGAACCTGCGCTCGCAGTATTATAAGTATTATTTTCAAGATTTCTAGACTGTGCTGTTGGTACAGATGGACTTTGTGGAAAAGGTTGCTGTGCAACAAAACTTCTAAGACTGTGACTGTGAGATGCAAGCTGTGCTGTTGATAAAGTTGCATTTGCTGTTGAACCAGCAACGTTTCCTGTGACGTTAATGTTAGTACCCACATTTCCACTTGAAGCTACAGTATTTGCTCCACCTGTTGAAGCTAAAGCTTTGTTATTAGATTTTCCAACCGGTATGTTGTCAGATAAATTTGGTACGTTAAAAGTAGATGAACCATCTCCAGTTCCATAAGTTGTAGATATAATTGCGAATAATGCAGCGTAAGTTGTTCTTGAAACTGCTTGACCATTACATTCTAAAAATCCAGATGGAACTGATGCTGAAGACCACGGCACAATAGTTGCTGTAGGAATTCCTTCTATACCTGTAAGGTTTGCTCCATCAAAATCGTATTTAGTTGCTTCGTAATTTGACATATTATTTCTCCGTGTAAGTCCATCCTGTTGTAGCGTCGCCTGAATATACTAATCCAAAAGCTGCACCTTGAGTATTAACTACAAGATCAGATGCTGCATTAGCTATATTAGAAGAGTTTCTACCAACAGTCAATGCGTTAGTGTTGAAATCATAACCTTGATCTACAAAATGTACTTCATCTCCTGTAGCAGGTGAGGCTGGTAGCG